GAAATGTTCATCGTTGCGCCATAGTCGGCCGAACCCGAAGGAGGAGTCCCATGGCTGAACGCGTGCTGATCTTCGACACCCCCAACTCCCCGGAGATCGAGATCCATGTTCCCCCGGGGCACATCCTGATCTTCAAGCGCCGGGTACGCATCGAGAGGAACTTCGAGACCGGGGAAGAGGTGCGGTCGTGGCGCTACATCCTCGGCTCGGAGCCGATGGGGCAGGAGAACGAAGCGGTGAGTCCAATGGTGACACCTAGAACTGGATGACCAGGCGGTGCTTGAATGGCGCTCATGGCCTGGACTGAAGCCTTTTCTACATTCGTACCGGCCGGGACGGGCTGGCAAGACTACGACATCTTCACCAATAAGTCGGTTCCAAAGGGCGCGATAGCCGCCATCCTCTGCACCTACAATAGCACCGGGACCACCACGACAATCGGGGTCAGGACAAACGGCTCGGCTCTGAACCGTTATGTCTTAATGGCCCCCTATGCTCAGAGCACCGGCGTCAACGCCGTGATGATGTATGTCAAGGTCAACGCCTCGGATGGCTTGATCGAGACATACGCTTCCGCCACGGCCAACGTTACCTTCTATCTCGTCGGCTGGTGGACAGGGGTAGACTTCACAGAGAAATTCGACTCTGCGATGCCTGGGTCGGCAAGTGCCTGGACGGATGTGAATCTCAATACCATCTCTGGCGTTCCGGCCGGTCAAGTGGCAAGCGTCCTCCTGGCCGACAAATACAGCAGTGCCTACACGATGGGCGTGAGGATCAACGGTTCCAGCGTGGTGAGGAGCGTTCCGATCCGGGCGCAGTCGAGCGGCGGAGCGCAGACCCACAGCGTGACTATGCAGGTCAAAACCGATGCCAGCGGCATCGTCGAGGTCTATACCGGCAGCACCACGAATACGCTGGTCTATTGTCTCGGCTACTTCGGTCCGGAGATGGATTACATTGAGGACATCCAGACGGGGAGCATCGCGGCAACAGGCTATACAGATTGGGACATCACTTCTTACATCACGGTCGATGGGCGAGTCGCCGACATCGTCAGCGCCAACAATCGGAACGGAGCCTACGTCTACAATTATGGCTCTCGCATCAATGGTTCCGCCCTAGCCCGTTATTTCATTGGCGACCGCTCCGATGGTACAGGCTATTGCTTCTATTGTATGCCAACAGGAACGGACGCCTCCGGCATCCTGGAGCTCTACGGCAGCAACGCATCCTATGAATATTTCAGGTATCTCGGGTGCTATGAGCAGAAGCTCACACAGACCCAGGTCACCAGGAACAGCGATGCCCGTTTCAAGGTCGCCGGCAATCAGATCAGCAAGCTCTCGGACTCGACGTTCGCCCAGGCGGATAATCCGAGCAGCACTGTGGACAGCGATGGCAGCGATACGCACCTGGGCATGGCCTGCCAGCGCCATGTGTTCTTTTACAAGAATCGCTTCTGGGTTTTCTATGCAGACAGCGCAGGCGGTAAGTTCCGCACCAGCACCGACGGCTCAAGCTGGAGTGGCGAGACCACCTGGGCGACCAGCGAGTTCGCCAGCGCGCTCAACTTCACCCTGGTGCTGAAAGGCCAGCATGTGCATGTGGCCTGGTGCGATGGCACCAACCAGCACTTCCATTATCGACGCGGGCTGGTGAACTTCGACGGCACGATCACATGGGATACCGCGCAGCAGATCAGCACCTCAGGGCTAGGCGCAGCGCCGACCGCAGCATGCAGCATCGAGGTGGCGGATGCCGGTTATCCATACCAGGAGGAAGGCGGCAAGGTCTATGTCGCCATGATCGTGGGCGGGAGCTACTACCCCTATGTCTGGTGCAATGATAACACGGACGGCACTTGGGTAACGCGCAGCAGCTTCCCCTACCAGCTGACCAGCACCAGCGCCTTCGGCATGACGGTGCAATTGGTGAGGCGCAACGGCAACGGCACCGGCGATATCCTTGCGCTCTACGGCTACAACGGTGCCACCCTGAAGGGCAAGGTTTGGTACGAAACCACCGATGCCTGGACATCCGAAGTCGTTTTGTCATCGCACAACCTGCAAAGCGCCACTGCCACCCGGTTGTGGGGCGGCTTCACGGCGCAGGCAGACCTGGCGATGAGCGAAACCAGGATCTACTTCCTGGCCAGCGATAATAATGTTTACCATACCTTCATGGCCTATAACGATACCTGGAGCGGCAGCGATGAGCTGGTGGCCAATGGCAGCGCGGGCACGGTGCCCACATCCTGCGGCATCAAGGAGAACGCCTATGATTCATCGCACGACATTTACCCAAAATTCTGGGTGATCCTTACAAACCTCACCAGCGGCAAGATCGAGTACCGCACGCACAATTACAACAGCGGTTCGGGCGTTTACGAGTTTGGCACGCTCACCAAGATCGTAAGCGGGCAGAGCAACCTGCTGGGCGAGGGGCGCACTAGCGCCAGCCTGTATGATTACCAGGGAAGGATACCGATTCTGTTCGCCCTGGGCACCGGCGCGCCTTACACCCTGAAGCTGACCTGGCTCACATATTGGAGCGAAACGATGGTCAGCAAGGCCAGCGATGCCACATTCCAAGCTGGCGGCATCGTCAAGACCTCGAATGCCCGCTTCAAGAAGCTTGGCGCGCAGGTCAGCAAGACCTCAGATTCCAGGTTCAGGTGGCCCACGGAAAAGCGGCGCAGCCACACGATCAACAGCGCCACGGGGACGGGCACCAACTACCAGGTGAAGGTGAAGGTGCATTACGGCAGCGGCAGCGACAGCGGCCAGGATGTCTACCTCACCGATTGCCGCACCGATTTCGCCGACATCCGATTCCGGGCGGCCACCGGCGAACTGCTGGATAGCTGGTGCGAAACTAAAACGGATAGCAGCATCAGTGAGTGGTGGGTCGAGGTCGCCGCCGATCTGAGCAGCAGCACGCAGGATATCTATGTTTGCTGGTCTGATAACCAGGGCGCAGCATACCCTTTCGGCGATGACCAAACGCAAATGGATGCCACCTTCATTGCAGCCGACCATTTCTATGGCAACGCGGTGCGCGGCAGCAAGTGGGGCGGCACGGCTGCGGGCACCGTAAGCGCCAGCAAATACCGCCTAGATCTAGCCAACAGCAGCGATACCCTGATCGGCACGATATCCTTCGCGCCAGGCTATGCGGTGCGCCTAAAATACGCGATACCGGATGCTACAATGAACAACGCCAACCAATATCTCAGCATTGGGGCGCAGTACGAATATAATAGCCGGTTCGCAGAGGTTTGCATCAATAAGAACCTGGGCACAGCATACCTGGGCAGGGGCAATAAGGGCAGCGCAGGAGCGTATTACAGCTATATCGGTGCAAGCGGCGGCGGCAGTGGCACCAGCCGGTCAATGCCCGATGCCACCTATTACACGGATGAGATAAGGGTAACGGCCGCCAAGATCAAGTTCATCCTGGAAAATGGCACCACTTACAACGAATACACGGATACCAGTACCTTCCCGTACAACGATACCATACCTCTATCCTTCGCCTGCAACAAGCAGGGCGGCACTGGCAGCGCCTATGCTTTGATCGATTGGGTGGCGGTGCGCAAGTTCGTCGAGACCGAACCCACGCACGGCGGTTGGGGCAGCACCAGGTTCATAACCACAATCACGAAGCCCAGCAATGCGACCTTTGTCAGCAGCCCATCGCATCAGATAACCAAGGCCAGCGATACCAGGTTCAAGAAGCTGGCGACCCAGCTGAGCAAGACGGCGGCCACCAAGGTCGTCAAGCGCACCCAGCTCTCCAAACTGGCCGACAACAGGTTCAAGAAGGCAAGCACACAGATCACGAAGTCAGCGGACGATCGCTTCAAGAAGCTGGCCAATCAGCTGACAAAACTCGCCGACACTAGGTTGAAGAAGGCCGGCACGCAGATCTCGAAGACGGCAGCCACTCACTTCCAGCCTGCGAACATCTCCAAGTCATCCAATGCCAGGTTCAAGAAGACGGGCAACCAGCTCACCGATCTGAGCAACGCCCGATTCAAGAAGGTCAGCACCCAGGTCACCAAGGCAGCGGACACTCGCTTCAAGAAGCTGGCGACCCAGCTGAGCAAGTTGGCCGATACGCGCTTCAAGAAGCTAGCAACTCAGGTGAGCAAGCTCGCCGACACTCGGATGAAGAAGCTTGGTACTCAGGCCACAAAGACAGCTGACACCAGGCTCAAGAAGACCGGCAGCCAGGTCTCGAAGCTCAGCAATGCCACGTTCCAGTCCGGATTAACTAACCATCAGGTCAGCAAGCTGTCGAACTCTCGCTATAAGAGACTTGCCCAGCAGCTGAGCGAGACCGCGGCAACCCGATTCAAGCTCACGGGGCAGCAACTCTCGAAGCTGTCCGATGCCAGGCTCAAGAAGTCAATTCAGCTGAGCAGGACGGCCGCGGCGCATTTCCAGCCGGCGAACATACTGAAGCTCTCCGATTCGAGGTTCAAGAAGGTGGGGGCTCAGGCTTCGAAGCTGAGCGACGCCAGGTTCAGGAAGGCGACCCAACTCACCAAGCTTTCGAACGCCCGGCTGAAGGTTGGGGGCAACCAGCTCAACAGGTCGGCCAATGCTCGGTTTAAGGGTCCGCTGCAGATCTCGAAACTGAGCGCGACCAAGTTCTCCGCATCCCCCTCCATCTCCAAGGCCTCCAATGCTCGCTTCCTCGCCCACGGCCACCAGGACAAGACCTCGAGCGTGCGCTTCAAGGCGACGCTGCAGACAGTCACGCACTCCGACGCACGCTTCATCGCGCTCGCAGGCCGCACCTACACCTACCTGCACGGGCGCGAGGGCGAGCACCATCGGGACGGCATCATCACCGACCCGGGAGACGGTCATGGCACCTATGGAGGCCACGGCCACGGCAGGGAGAGCACCGGGCAGGGGCACGGGGTACAGAGCAGGATCCACGAGAAGAGAGGGCTGAAGACATGAGGAGAGGACATCGATGGTATTGACGGGACAGGACTTCGAGATGTGCTGCGGGGACGACGAGAACTTCGTCATCCATGTGCAGAAGGAAGCAGAGGATGGGACGCTGAGCGACGCGGACCTGACGAGCGCGACGGTGACATGGTTCCTGAAGGAATCGGCCAACAGCGCGACATCGCTGCTGGACAAATCGAGCGCGGATGTGGCGGAGATCGAGATCCTTATGCCCAAGACAGCGGGCAAGTTCGAGATCAAGATCAAGGCAGCCGACACCGCCACCCTTCCGCCTGATAAGTACTTCCATGGCGCGAAGGTGCTCGACTCGGCGATGGAGACGCACACCGTCATGATCGGCTACTTCACCCTGTTGCCGAAGGTGGGATGAGCATGCCGGCCAAGGTCAAGGCCAAGGTGGATCAGTCCGCTGAGGAGGGCGCTGTTTACATCGCCGCCTCCGGGGCGTATTATTCCAAGCCGCAGATCGACGCCAAGAAGATCTACGACAGCATCCAGAACAACTATCTCGCGGACCAGGTGGGCAAGCTGCGCTCCCAGATATTCACGGAGCGCTTCGACATCGAGGTGCGCGACCCGGATGGCGGGATCGACGAGGAGTTGCAGGCCCGGCTGAGGGCCATGTGCGACGCCAAGGACGTCAAGCTGTGGTCGTGCATGCAACAGGCCTGGGAGGACGTCTGGTATTGGGGCTGCGCGCCCTTCAACCCCGTCTGGGAGGCCCAGGGGGCAGAGAAGGTCCTGGTCAAGCTGCGCCGCTTGCCGCCTTACTCCTTCGCATATTCGCCGATGGATATGAGGCCGGTGTATTCGGAGATCCTGCAGGGCATCTCGCTGAATGCGGGAGAGGTGGAGTTCTACCAGACGCCCTCCGAGCTGAACTTCGTGCAGGTGCAGCTGCGCAACGTGCTGCTGATGAAGGACCCGACCAGCACGGAACTCGCGGGAACGAGCAAGATCCTGCCGATCGTGCCGCTGATCAGCATGCTCGACTTCTGCTGGCAGGCGCAAATGCAGAAAGTGAATCGGGTCGGAGCTCCCACTCTCTTCGTCAAGGTGACTAACCCGGTCAAGAACGCCAACCGCGACGATATCGCCTACGCCAACACCATCCTCAAGAACTGGGGCAAGGGCACGGCCTATCAGCTGCGCGAGAACATGGAGATCGTGGAGCTGAACATCACCGACAACGAAGCTGCCCTGGCGACGATCGACGCGCTCAAGGTGCGCATCAAGGAGTTCTTCTCACCCTCCGAGCTGTTCAAGAAAGAGGGTTCCACTCTGGGTGGGAACGCTGCGGCCGAGAAGGAGCTCTTCGACAGCTGGGTCGAGGGACAGCATCAGTGGATCGAGGACCAGTTCGAGCAGCTGCTGCAACAGTACCTCGACGTCAACGCCTTCGAGGGCTACACCGCGCACATCATCATCGGCTCGCAGAACGTCGGGGTCGGCGACCTGGAGGTGAAGCAGGCGCAGGTCGGCTACCTCACCCGCTCCCTGACCAAGAACGAGATCCGGGAGAAGCTCGGGGCGCCCAATCTCAGCGATGAGGAGCTCGCTACCCTGATGGACGAATACGCCAAGGCAGCCCCGCCGGCGCAGCCCCCCGGTCAGGGGACTCAGCTGCCCTTCGGATTCAAGGAGCATCGACCGGGCAGGGACGAGCTCGACCTCGAGGCGGAGCTGCAGAAGGCCTACGACGAGGCGGCACAGAAGGTCACCGAGGCGCTCAGGAACGAGGAGGGGACGGGGTGAGGCGCTACTCGGAGAAGCGGCTCTGCAAGGGATGCGATGGCAGCGGCTTCATCGAACCTCCTTACGAGGGCACGTCCGGGGCCGTCACCTGCCCATGCTGCGGCGGCTCTGGGGCGCAGATCGTCGAAGTGGAGGAGGACTCATGAACCCAGCGACCGAGAAGGGCATCGCGTCGGCGCTCTCGCACCTCAATCAGTCGCTGGTCAGGATCCTGTTCCACAGCGCCGCCAGTGCGGGGGCGGAGGGCCGGATCAGGGCCATGGCCTCCGTCGGTAGGACACCGGATGTGGGGAGCGCGGTGCAGAGCGGCCTCCGAGAGGCGGCAACGTACCGCGACCTGCTGCAGACCGAAGGAGCGAGCATCATCCAAGGGGAGAAGGTGCCCTGGCTCGCTGACCGTTCGGCAGCAGAGCGGGACGAGATCTCCCGGATCATCGACGAGGGGCTGAAGGCAGGCAAGCACCCGGGCGTCCGGGAGAGCGGCGTCGGCAACTACCCCAAGGACACGATCGCGTATGACCTGCAGCAGTACTTCGACGAGCGCAAGTCGCAGGCCTCGACCGTGGCGCGCACCGAGCTCGGGCGCATTATGAACATCTCGACGCTTCAAGGATGGAAGGAGAACGGCATCACTGAGGTCGACGTGCTCGACGACGAAGGGCCGAACTCATGCATCAAGTGCGCCGAGGCCAACGGGCAGCGGTGGCCGCTGGACTATGCCCTCGATCACGAGCTAGAGCATCCCAATTGCGTGAGGGCCTTCAATCCCGTGCTCCCTGATCAGGGCTGAACAGGAGCATCCGAACCTTCGTCTCTGTTTGAAATATCAGCACTCTCTCAATTGGCTCAATGCTGCGCAGTACATGCTCCAGCCTCATCGGGGCGGGGTGGGCCTAGATGCCTTTCTTGATGGCGAACAAGGCCCATGAGACCATCCTCCAGACACTGGACAGATGGATCGTCACTCCAAACGGGGAGAAGCTCTTCATCCCGGCCGCTGAGTTCGCCAAGAACGTCGATGCCTGGGCCGGCACTCCGTTGGTCTTCGCCCAGGATCACCCGGATCCGGCACTTTTCGCGCAGGATCCGCAGGCGGCGATGAAGGCGGTAGGCGGCAAGGAGGTTGGCACCCTGCAGCAGCCGGCGGTCGCCATGGAGGGCAACCCGAGATTCACCGGGCAGCTCGACTGGAATGACGCGCAGGTGGAGGACCTGTGGAAACGGCACAAACTCTCCGCCTCGATCTGCTACTATTCCAAGGGGCAGGACGGCCAGGGCAGGATGGTCGGTCCGGTGGGCCCCAACCATGTGCTGCTTTTCGAGTTGAGCGAGAAGGACCTGCCGAGGGATCCAGGGGTGTTCATCCTGAACAAGGCGGACGACAAGATTACGAACGGGGAGCAGGACGAGGCGGTCGGATTGCTGGACCGGTTGAAGGCGATGATGATGAAGCGTGCACCTGCAGGCGCTTCGTCCGGAGAACCTGCAGGGAACGGGAAAGGAGAACCAGAAATGAGCGAGGAGGACAAGCAAAAGCTCGCCTCGGCGTCCAAGGAATTGGAGGAGTTCAAATCGAAGCTAGCCTCCAAGGACGCTGAGATCGCGGAGCTGAACAAGGCGAAGGATGCGAGGATCGCCGAGCTCGACAAGCAGCTCGAGGCCTTCCATAAGTCGGCTGCGAATGAGAGGTGGGCGGCGATGAAGACCAAGTGCCCGCCGGGCATGGTGCACGGCGAGAAGGAGGCCGAGGCGCGAAAGCTCTACGAGAGCGACAAGGACGCCTTCTATGGGCAGCTCCTAGCGTTCAAGCAGGAGAGCCCCGGCAAGGAGGAGGGCGCGCAGTTCATGGTCAAGGGAGAGGGAGAGGCAGATGTGGACGCACGGCTGGCGAAGCTGGTCCCGTCCGTGGAGATCGTAGGGAAGGGGTGAGAGAATGGCAAGCGGAGATCTGAAAGACGTGGACAAGTCGACCGTCATCACGGTGACGGCTGGTGCGAGCGCCATCGCAATCGGCGATGTCGTTCACTTCAAGCAGAGCGACGGCCTCTGGTATACCGTTACAACCGGTGACCTGGGGAAGTTCGGAGTGGCCTTGGATGCGACCGCTGGAAGCGGAACCATAAGGGTCTGCATCTGGGGAGAGGTCGAGGTCAAGGCGACCGCGGCCGCAATCGCCAAGGGTGCTTATGTCATCCCCGGCACTACCGGCTTCGTAGTGGATGCAGGAACGCTGGATGCCACGAGCATCTTGGGCAAGTTGGTCGGAACGGCCATGACCGCCTTCACGAGCGGCGGTCAGGGGATCCTTTGGGTAGGGCTGGTGGGTTAAGATGGGTGGCGTAACACTAGCATCTAGCATCAGTGGCTCCCTCGATGCGAAGAACATCGTCCTGGGGGTGCTGGAAAAGTCGCTTACCCTTGGTGGGATCGCCAATATGATCCAGAGGGTCGAAGTGCCCGAGCTGACGGCGAACATCCCGGTGGGGACCATCCCGACTGGCATGGCCGACCTTCAGGAGTGGGAGCACTCCGAGGTCTATGGCTCGGACTTCAGCTATGTGGCCTTCTCGCTGCTGAAGGACCGCATCAAGCTGGGCGTTTCCGACGAGGCGCAGTATAAGAGCAAGGTCGGAGACCCGCTTGCCATCCAGAAGAACAGCGCGGCTTCCAGGCTCGCCTACATGCTCGAGACCAAGGTCATCACCGCATTGAAGACCAACCCGCAGACAGGAGCGGCGGCGGCCGTCTGGAATAGCGGCCATCCCATCGCAGACCTTGCCACGGCAGTGAATGCCATCAGGCCGTTCAAGGCCGACTTCGTCATCATGCCGAGCGCGGTCTGGGCGATCTATGCGGCCAACGCGGACATCTCGGGAGCAGGAGTCCCCTATATGAGCGACAAACCGGGCGCTCTGACCAGGGTGCCAGGTCTGGGGATGGACATCTTCGTCTGCGACAATGGCCTGACGGCGAAGACCTGCATCGTCGGATCATCCCAGGCCCCGTGCGCGGTCCAGGGCGTAGGTCCAGTGAAGGTCAGGCAGTTCGACTCGGAGAGCGGCGGCACAGTCTACCAGATGGATGTCTTCCGTCAGGTGGTCGCGCCGATACTCAAGAACCCGACCAATAACATGGGCTGCTACATCCTGACGAGCGTCATCAGCTAGGTATATCGAACGGCCCTGCGGCGGGGGCGCATCCGCCGCATCATGATCATTCGGGGCAGGTGCATGACGGCGACGGCGGCAATGATCGCGGAGATCTCACCCTTCACGGTGGATGACGAGACCAGGTTCACCAAGGCCACCTTCACTCGTTTGAGCGCGGTGGCCAGGGCCATGCTGGACGCGGAGGACCCAGGCCTGGTGGCGGCGCTCTACGATCATGCGCATGCCCTGCTCATCTGCCATCTATACGATGCGGGCAAGGAAGGAAAAGGGGCGATCAAGAGCGAGAGCATCGGCTTCTATACCTATTCCAAGGACGCCGGCGCCACATCCTACCTGCTCGAGTACCAATCTCTGATCGCCCTGGGGACAGGCTCCGCCAACGGCAAGCTCGAGGAGCAGGAGAGGACGGACCACGAGATGCGCGACATGCAGCTCGACCAGGGCCTCATCCCGAGGTACTCAGAGGATGAGGAGGGCTTGGAGTGAGCGTCTCCCACCTGCTGAACCACAAGGTCTCGCTGGCCGTCCGCACGGGGCTCAAGTCCGATGGCCGGCCGACCTACAGCTCGTCCTACACCTCCGCGCCGTGCAGGATCGAGTACCGGGACCAGGTCATCTTCAACAAGGACCGTCTTCCGGTCAACGCGAACATGCGGCTGTACTTCGCCCCTGAACAGGCGGTCAATGTGACCGACCGGGTGGTGCTGCCGGATGGCACATTCCGCGAGGTGCTAGACCTGAAGCTGAACTATGACCAGTATGGGAACGTGGTCTTCAAGGAGGCGCTGATCTGATCGAGATGACCGTCTCCATCACTGGCCTCGACCTCATCGTCTTGGGCCAAGCCGCCCGGCAGGCGGTGGGCCGCGAGCTCTACCTCTCGGGGCAGGAGATCATGGCCGAGTCCCGGGACGAGTGCCCGGTCGACACGGGGAACCTGCGGAGAAGCGGGCAGGTCATCCAGGACGCTGATGGCGCGGTCGAGCTCTCGTACCCGGTCGATTACGCCGTATACGTGCACGAGAACCTGGAGGCGAATCACCCGATCGGCAAGGCGAAGTTCCTCGAGGACCCGGTCAACCGTGCCCTCCCGGAGCTGCCGCAGCGCATCGCCGAGGCCATCCTTGGATCGATGGAGGCGGGGGCCCGATGATGCTGGAGGACATTGCCGACCACCTCGAGGCCAATGGCATCGGCACCGTGGAGACGGACATATTCATCGGGCTGATGCCGGACGCGGTGGATACCTGCATCGGGCTCTACGAGTACGCAGGCAAGCCGCCCACCATCACTCACGAAGGCACCAGGATCGAGCGCCCCGGCCTGCAGGTCATAGCGCGAGGGACGGACTACTCAGCAGTCAGGGCAACGCTGCAGGCGATTGACGACCTGATCGATGGTCTATCCAACGTTACCATCGGAGCGGGGTTCTACCTGAGCATACTGGCCGAGCAGTCGGCCATCTCGAAGGGGTGGCAGGGGTTGCTGGTGCGCATCATCCAGAACTACAGTGTCGAGATGAGGGGATAGGAACGAGGAAGAGGAGACCAGGACAATGACATCAAGCGCAGTGGCGGCAAAGGGCATCGCGCTCACCATGAACGGGAATGCCATAGCAGAGATCGAGAACATGGGGGATATCGGGCTGAAGGCCGATACCATCGACGTCACGAACCATGACTCCGCGAACAACGTGAAGGAGTTCATCGGAGGCCTTCTGGAAGGAGAGGATATCAGCATCGAGGGCAACTTCATCGCCGGGAACACTACCGGGCAGATCGCCATGTTTGCGGCATTGCAAGCGAGGACGGTGCAGGCGTTCGTGATGACCTTCCCGACCGTGATCACGGCGACATGGACGTTCTCGGCGGTGATCACGGACTTCAAGACCAAGCACCCCATCAAGGATAAGATCGGCTTCACGGCCAAGCTCAAGATAAGCGGCCTGCCTGTGCTGGCCATCAGCTCCAGCGTGAACGCGACCACCATTACGATAAGCGTGGGTACCATCATCCCCGCCTGGTCGGCGACCGTGTACGAATATGCCGACGCGGTGGTGACCGGGACGGCCAGCGTGACCGTGACCGTTACGGACGCCACGGCCGCGAGCATCACCGTATATGACAGCTTCACTGGTGGGACAACGGTCTGCACCAGCGGCAATCCGAGTGCGGCACAGAACCTGGGGGCGGCAGGCAGCATCACCAGGCTGATCATCACCTGCACGGACACCGGCAAGGTCCCCAAGATCTACACGATCATCGTGGCGAGGGCCTAAGGAGGCGGTCGAGTGGCCGAAGAGAACGACGGGGGCATTCCCCCCCAACTCCTCAATTTCAGGTGGGACCTGAACGCGGAGTGCAACTTCGAGGAGATCTCGGGCAAGGCGCTACTCGATGAGAAAGGCGTCTTCCAACTGAACCTCCGCAGCCCCAAGGATGTTCGGGACCTCGTCTATGCAGGGCTCAAGAGCAATGTCCCTGGCATCAAGCTAGAGGATGTGGGTAAGCTGATCACTGCGGAGAACGGCATCGAGGTCTATACCTTCATCTTCAAGCGCATGAACCTTGCCATCGGACTCCCGGAACCCCCAAAAGCGGAGGCCCCCGCGACTGGTTGAACGAATGGGCGATCGCGCGCGTCGCGCTGGGGCTATCGGAGGACGAATTCTGGCATCTGCAACCGAGGCAATGGAACGCGCTGATCTGGGCCTGGCACAACAAGGAGCGGCGAATTGATGCGCGCATCGGCCGCATCTGCGCGGTCATCGCAAACTGCAACCGCGCCAAGGATTCGCCCATCTTTGAGGTCGAGGACTTCATGCCAGGAGAGGAGGGGAGGGAACGCCCGACGAAGTCGCCCGAGGAGCTCCTGCAGACGGCGATCGCCCTTCACGCGGCACATGGAGGCACTATAGATGGTTGAGATAGGTTCGATAGAGGCCAGGCTGACACTTAATTCAAGCCAATTCGAGGCCGGGATCAATGAGGCGGAATCGTCCTTGAAGGGGTTCGCCGGGAGCGCGGAGACGGCCGCCAATGGCGTAACTACATCGACGAGCAAGATAGGGAGCGGGGCGGAGGATGCCGGGAGGAAGGTGGCAGGAGCCTCCGTGAGCTCGCAGAACTCGATGAAAGGGCTCGCCCTGGGATTCTCGCAGACGGCGACCTCTGCGTTCTCGCTGTACCAGTCCTTCGACAATCTTGAGAGGAAGCAGTACGCCGTAGAGAAGGCGAACCTGATGGCCGATCGGGCCACCCAGTCGCTGAAGAAGGCACAGGATGACTACAATGCCGCCATCGACAAGTACGGAGCGGACTCCACGCAGGCTGCTGATGCCCTCGCCAAATTGAACATCGCCACCGATGCGAAGTCACTTGCCGATGAGAAAGCGAACCTGTCGCAGAAGTCGCTGAACGAGTCGATGGTCTCGGCCGGGCTGATGGTGATCCCCTCAGTTGTCAGCGGGGTCGACGGGATCTACAAGGCTTGGGGCAGCATCAAGAACCTGGACATGATCGGCCATTTCGGGGGCCTTAAGGATGCCATCACAGGGCTGGGGACCGATAAGATCGGCGCGATCGGCGGGGCGGTCGCCGGCGCCGGGGCGCTCTATACGATGTTCAAGATGTTCAACGAGACCGACCCGGAGCGCAGGAAGATGTGGAGGGACCTGTCAATGGTCCTCGGCGCGGCCTCGGCGGCCATGTGGGCCATGAACCTCGCCACCGCCTTCGGCCTGAGCCTGATGGGGGTCGGCGCGGTCATGGTCGTGGCGGCCACTGCCGCCGCCGCGGGCATCTACCTCCTGTCCGAGCAGTATAAAGCGCCCGACCAGCCCCCCCTCGGCGATAACCCGGCCGATAAGGTGAAGACAATGCCGACAGCGCAGGACTCCTACGCCTCCTCGATGCAGGCGCAGGGCTATGAGCAGGACATCTATGGCAACTGGCAACCGGCCTCCTACTTCCTGGACAACCCCGGCCTGAAGAAGTACGCGACGGGAGGCTGGGCCATGACCCCACAGCTCGCAATGGTCGCGGAGAACGAGCCCGAGCTGATGATCCCCGAGTCCCGCTGGAAGGAGATGGGCGGTGGAGGCGGCACGCACATCGACAAGCTGATCTTCAATGTCGATGGCTCGAAAGATGTGGACCTCGTAGCGCGTGAGATCCTAAAGAGATTGAGAGAGACAGCCGGGGTGAAATACTGACCATCGACCTGACGATAGCAGGGACGAGCAGACGTTACGACCCGAGGAGCCTCAGAATAAGCGACAAGATGGGATCGCGCTCGACGGCTCAATTCTCGATCCATCAAACAAAGGGCGCCATGATCAGCTTCTCGAAAGGACAGCAAGTGATCCTCTCAGATTCGATAGTTACCGAGACCGTCGATCTGAGCAGCACATTCGCGCCTTACGGCCCGCCTGGATTGCTCTGGAATATGATGCACGATGGCAAGTGTCTATCGAGCGCTGTTCCGATGGTTGGGAGCGGTGAGAACGGCACGATGGAGTTCCTTTTCTGCCTCCAAGAGAGCCAAGAAGATTTGCTGGCGAGCGGGACCTCTTTCTGGATGGCTCATCTCTACGGCTGCACCGCGGATGGGCAGACGCAGCTCTATGATTTTTTCCCGTTCATGCTCTATTATGACGCTGCGAACAAGAAGCACGAATATCGAATCGTATGCTCGACCCATTATGGGAGCAATCAAACCACGGGGGTCATTTTGATTACTTCGGGCTTGGCGCTCGCTGAAGGAGTGGTTTATCGCGTCTCTCTGACTTGGGAGCATACCGGAGGCTCGCCAGGTACGACGACTTTCACTCTTTACATCAACGGGACTTCGGCCGCGACCGGATCATCAACCGGCTGGCTCACGCATGATGCCTCCACCCAGATCGCCAATTACTTCCAGGCGAATTATCAGCCTTATTTGCCCATCGGAGAGCTGTATATCGCGGACCATCGCTTTTGGAGCAGCGTCAGGTCAGCGGGGAACATCGATACCTATAAGTTTCAGAGGCTGGGGGGAAGCGAATCGGGACTTCAACAATATTGGAAATTGGACGATGGCTCGGGAACAAACGCAAACGATTCGACCTCCAATAATTATGACGGGACGCTCTCGGTCGTGAATACCCTTCCAGCGTGGGGAGTCTGCATCACCGATTGGCTCGGGACTTACAATGGCTCCGGCACGCATGGGAATCAGACCGTCGCCTATCGCTATTTCACCGGGAGAATCGATAACATCAAACAAGAGAAAACCGGGCCAAGCAGCTTCGATACGATCATCTCCTGCGTCGATTATGGCGGGAGGCTCGATGAGCGGATAATCTGCGCGACCGGGCAGAGCAAGCTCGCTGGCGCGATCCTCAAGTCATACATACCCAAATACTTCCAGGATGAGCAGATCGGTGTCAGGACCGTCTCAGATGGCGCGACTGTCGTTTTTTCAAGATGGCAATTCGACAAGGCCCGGAAGATGCTCGATGACCTGAAACAATACTCTGCTTTCGTTTGGTATGTCGATGCCTACAAGGAGCTGCGCTTCCACGATCCGTTCGTGAAGGCAGCGCCCTTCAACATCGACAACTCGAATCCCGCGACATCCGGCTATCCAATGGATTTCGAGGTCCTCGATGAGGTCGGGCAATATGCGAATCGGATCTTGGCGCGTGGATCTCTGACCGACCTCGACGGCCAAACCCAATATCTGCTTTTCATCGCTCAAGTGGACTCGGTGATTGCAGCGAAGAAAGCAGCGGAAGGAGGCAGCGGGATCTATGAGCTTTTCATGGACTTGACGACCGTCAATTCGATCGACCACGGAAAGATGCTTGCCATAGGCGCTCTCACGGAAGCGCTGCTCGTCGGACCTGGGATCGCGTACACCTCTCGATATGACCACGGCCTGAGAGTCGGGCAGACGCAGCACGTCAAGCACACCGATTACGGCGTTGATGACGATTACATAATCGTCGGGCTAGAGTTCAAGCTCGCTGGCGGAGTGGACCATCAATACAAGGTCACGCTTGGTAGCAGCAGAGCTTTCTTCGAGCTTGGATCCCAGCTCCGCGATTTGGTCGAGAGCAAGAGCAACTTCAAACCGGCTGGCGTGACCCAGATCGTGGCAGTCAATACCTCAGGGATAGTCTTGAACCCAGGACCGTGATGACAGATGGCAGTTACAGCGGCAGATATGAAGGAGATTTGGGAACGTCTCTCAGGCGTTGAGGCCAATGTGAAGAACATCGCGGCTGGGCAGACGGTCATCTTCGAGAAGTTGGACGGGTTGGCAGAACGGAAGATCGAATGCCCCATGGGTGCGTCTGCCCACAATGATGTCATCCAGAAGGTGAAGGATGTCGAGGGCCAAGTCTGCAAGGTCGAAACCAGGGTGGAATCACTCGAACAGTCCAGGGCAGCCGACAGGGCGCAGCGCAAGACGCTCTACCTGGTCATCATCGGTTCCCTCACCCTGGGGGGCATTGTCTGGGGAATGCTCACCTGGGCATTGGACCACCTCTCACATTAGGGCGCATGCATTTGAGTCAGCCCCGCGCACCCGGGAAGCATGAGCAAGCAGACCGTCACCATAGATCCTGCTCCCTTCTCGTTCGATGTCGACATCCCGGACCCCATTCCGCCCGTTATACCTCCCATGCCCAAGGCCGAAGGGGAATCGAGGGTCAGCCAGTTCAACGGGGACATCTACGCGGCGGCTGCAGATGCCTATAACGGCGGAGAGCTGGTCATCGACCGTTCTGTCACCCTTGACCCGACCAAGCCCCTGATCATCAAGGAATGCCATGTCAGAGGCCTCGGGCGGGGCAGGAACGCGCCCACGATCAAGGGGCCGGTCGTGCTGCAGGGTGATTGGGCGAGCCTGGTCGACGCGAAGATCGAGGCGCCCGGCAAGATCGCACTCCTGGTGAAGGGGCACAACAATGGCGCGGAGCGCATCAGGATCCAGAACTCCCTGCAGTCGATGAGGGTCGAGCAGCCGGCGTTCTACGGGCACTTCTCGAACATCTCGGCGCAGATCGGAGTGCAGAAGGGTCTGTCCTTGGCGACGCCTGCCTCCACTGCCTCGGATGACAATGGGCAGTTCTCCTTCTTAGGATGCCAGTTCACCGGCGGGGACTATGCCCTGAAGCGCGACCCGGCAGAGGTCGCCACCATGCATCGGCTCCTTCTCGCACGCACCCAGCTCTCGGGCGGATGGTCCGGGGACTATGTCGTCGACGCCATGGGCATGGGAGAGATCACCCTACAGACCTGCGACATCGAGGTCAGCGGGCAGGGACCAGCGCAGGCGATGGTGAGGCTGGGTGGGAACGGCTCGGCCATGTTCAACTGCCCGATATCCTTCCCGAGCAACGCCGGCGCCGCGGTGCGGACGAAGAAGGGCATCGTGATCAACACGGCCTACGGCACGAAAGGAACGCTGGTGCAGAATTGCGGCTTCAACTACGCACCTGCGGACGCCACCTGCATCTACACCAACTCGAGCGGGATGTTCCTGAACAACTACGTCGGCATCAAGGCGAACGGTGCCACTGCCTCGGCCAAGCTCTACGACGACGGAATGAGCGGATGGATCGCCGGCCCAGACGTCGGTCTATGGGTGGGCGGTAAGAAGGTCGTATGACGCGCGAAGAGAAGTTCGTCTATGTGACGGGCTTCCTCATGTGCGCGGCGATCTTCGCCTTCATGCTCGCCGTCAAGCTGCGGATGGGCTAACACATTTGAGTCAGCCCCGCGGGTCGAGGACCTGGTGAAACAGAGTTGTCTCTGAACGAGATGCTAGCGTATCTCGGCGTGATCGTCGGCGTGATCCTGATGTACTCTTTGCCCTGGATCAAGAAGAACGCCGACCTGGTGGCCTCCGGGCAGAAGCCCGAGGCCTTCGCCGCGAACTACGTGTATGCCTTCATCCTGAACGTGATCATCGTGCTGCTGACCATCGGCGCGCTCTTCCTAGTGATGCCAGTGCAGGAGAGCGACGTGGGGGCCTTCGCCGCCTTCTGGGGCGGGCTCATATATGCCGCCATCAGCGCGAGCGTGATCAAGCTGCCCTTCGACATCCTGCAATCGAAGGGGAAGCAGGCAGCGGAGGTCCTCCCACCGAACCCCTGACGATGAACCGGCGGGGAGTGGCTCCCCCGCTTTTCCTTTTTTTCCAAATCATGTGAAAAGCAGGTAGTTGATTATTATCGCAAAGACGATCACCCCGAGGACCAAGACGATCCTCCAGAACATCGGGACGCGCCTCTGCAACAGTGGCCCTTTGTCGACCTGATATGCGCTCCGCGATTGGCTCGGCATCGGCCGCGGGGGCTCTCCCTTCATCCAATGCCCACAGTTCTGGCATCTATCAGCATCAACCGAGACATAACCCCCGCACTCGGGGCATTCGACGACTTTCATTGGCTTCCCCTGCAGGAATTATTCACGGCAGGGTTCTTAGAATCTTGCCCGAGACGGTATCAAAATCCATGACATTGATATAGCAGTGCAATTAAGGAATGAATCAGACCGGGACGGTCCCCCTTTCCTCCTAAACTGTG